GCTATTGTTACTGCTACTAATACAGCAGTAAGTACATTATTAAGTGCAGATTTTACGGTAGCATCAAAAACGGTAACTGCTTATGCAGTAATAACAAATTTAACAACAAATTTAGCTTTAGCAAGTCCAACTGATACAACCTATTTATTAAGTGGAACTACTCCTAGCTATCTAGTATCAGTAACAATTTACGCAAGAGTCGTATAACAATTAATCAAAAAAAATAAATAAATAAAAATGGCAACAACAATTTCAATTTCAAATCAAGTATTAAGAGAGAGAGCAAAAGTAATCACTCCAACTGTATCGACTACATTATCAGAATCAGATTCATTTCAAGAAGTAAATGTAGGAACAGATGCACTAGTATTAACACTACCAAAAATTACTACATCGAATTTAGGTTTAACTTTTACCTTTAGAAATATTGGAGCAGATGGTAACAACATTATTACTTTGTCTCCAAATGCAACTGATGGTATCAATGGTGGATTTCCATTTGTTACTGGTTCAACTGCATCTATGAACAGAGCAAGTGGAACGGTAAACAAAGACTGGATAAATACAAAAGCTACTACTAAAAGAGGTGACTTTGTAACTATTAAAGCAGTAGCATTAACAGCTTGGTACATTCAAGGTGGTCAAGGCGTTTGGGTATCAGAATCATAATCAATTAACGAAAAAAAATAAAAATTAAAATGAGAAATTTAAGAAATACAAAATTAAGTACAGTAAATTCAATCGAGTCTAGCTATGCTGGAGAATTTGCTGGAGATTACATTGCTGCTGCAATTTTATCTGCTAACACTATTGCTAATGGTGGTGTAACTGTAAGACCTAACATTAAGTACAAGGAAACTCTAAAGACTGTAACTTCTAGCAATATAATCCAAGATGCGACTTGTGATTTTGATGATACTGGAATTGTTACTTTAGCTGATAAAGTTTTGACCGTTGCAGAGAAGCAAGTAAATTTACAACTTTGCAAGACTCCATTCCAGTCTGATTGGGATGCGATTTCTATGGGATACAGTGCATTTGATGTAATGCCAAGTTCATTCTCTGACTTCTTTATTGCTAAAATTTTAAAGGATGTAGCATTGAATACCGAAAACTTTTTATGGAATACTACAAATGGATTTCCTAAATTGTTAGTTGATGATGGTGCTATCAAAGAAACTTCTGCAACAGTTGATTCAACTACTGTATTAGCACAAATGAAAGCAGTTGTTGCAAAATTACCTCAAGCACTTTATGGGAAAGAAGATTTAAGACTATTTGTATCACAGAAAGTTGCGAAAGCATATATCTCTGCTCTTGGTGGATTTGGTGCATCTGGTTTAGGTTCTAATGGTTTTGCAAATCAAGGTACAACTTGGTACACAAATGGAACTGCATTGACTTTTGAGGGTATTCAAATCTTTGTAGCAAACGGATTGAATTTAGTAGATTCTGGAAATTCTATGGTATTGACTACTATTGAAAACTTATACTTTGGTACTGGTTTATTAGACGATTATAACTTGGTAAAAGTTATAGATATGGCTGATATTGACGGTTCAAAAAATGTGAGATTTATTATGAGATGGACTCAAGGACTTCAAGTAGGATTTGGAGCTGATTCAGTAGTATTCTCTTCATTGTAATTTAAGAGGGCAGAAATGCCCTTTTTAACTATTAATTTTTAAAAAATAACAATATGGCTTGTACTTTAACAACTGGTCGGAAATTAGCGTGTAAAGATGCGGTAGGTGGCATCAAAGCAATTTACCTTGCAGAGTATGGAACTTTGGGAACTGCAACAATAGGAGCAACTGGATATGTAACTGCATTTGCAAATACTGGATATACTTTATATCAATATGATGTAAAGAGTGCATCTGGTTTAGAGCAGACAATTAACTCTAGTGATGATAATGGAACTACTTTTTATGAACAAGTATTGACTTGTGTATTGACAAAGTTAGACCCTTTGACTCAAGTAGAATTACAAAAAGTAATTGCTAACAGACCTCACGTATTTATACAAGATAATAATGGGAATTATTTGGCGGTAGGAATGACAAGAGGTACTACAACTACTGGAACAATTTCAAGCGGAGTGGCGTTGGGAGATATGAATGGCTACAATCTAACCATATCTGCACAAGAGCCATTAATGGCACAATTTGTAACTGCTTCATTAGTAACTGGTAAAATTGCTGGAGGTGCAACACCAACACAAATTACACCAGTATAGATTTAGGTCTTTGCAAAGCAAAAAAAGAGTAGTATTAGTTTGCTACTCTTTTTTTTTGCAAAATTTTAAATTTTATCGTTATACTAGTATGACAATCATAAACACAAACAGTTCACAAACCTTGAAATGTATTCCTACTTACCAAGTAGCTGGAGTATTATCTATTGTAGTAGAAAATGAAACTACAAAACAGATTTATACAGTTGCAGTAAATTCTTATGGTTATAGCAATGATATATTTTCAATAAATGTAACCTTGAATTTTTTACAAAACAATACATTTTTTACCTATAAACTTTTGATGGCTGGAGATATAATTTATAAGGACCGAGTATTCTGCACAACACAAAGCATAGATACATATTCAATCAATAATGGAGAATATCTATTACCAACAATCGACAATAATAGTTACATCACAATATGACAAAGAAATTAGAATTAAAAGTAGAAGAGAATAAAAAAACATCAATAGGTTTCGTTCAATTATCTACTTATACATCGCCAAAAATTATTGAGGTTAAGAATAAAGATTGGATTGCTTATGGTGATGACAATGATTACTATGGTTATCTTCAAGACAGAATAAATGGTAGTCCGACTAACAACGCTATTGTTAATGGTATTAGTCAAATGATATTTGGCAAAGGTCTTGACAGTACAGATAAATTAGTAAAGCCAGATGATTATGCTCAAGCTATGCTTTTATTTGATGATGATACAGTTGAAAGACTTTGTTATGACTTAAAAGCTATGGGGCAATGTGCTATTCAAGTTGTTTATAGTAGTGATAGAAGTAGAATTGTAGAATGTAATCATTTTCCAATAGAAACTTTAAGAAGTGGCAAATGTAATGAAGAGGGAGAAGTAGAATTTTATTATTATTCAGACGATTGGACACAAGTTTCTGCTAGAAATAAACCTTTGCCTATTCCAGCTTTTGAAACAAGCGAAGAGCAAGAAGAGATATTATTTATCAAACCATACAAAACTGGTTTTTATTACTACTCGCCCGTAGATTATCAAGGTGGTTTACAATACGCTGAACTCGAAGAGGAAATAAGCAACTACCATTTAAATAATGTTATGAATGGTCTTGCTCCATCTATGCTTATTAACTTTAATAATGGCAGACCTACTGAAGATGAACAAAAACAAATTGAAAGAGACATACAAGCTAAATTTTCTGGAACTTCAAATGCTGGTAGGTTTATATTATCTTTTAATGACAATAACTCTTATGGTGCTACAATAGAGCCAGTACAGTTATCTGATGCACATAACCAATATCAATTTCTTTCAGATGAAAGTATGAAAAAGATTATGGTATCACACAGAGTTATCTCACCAATGCTACTAGGAATTAAAGATAATAGTGGTTTTGGCAATAATGCTGAAGAATTACAGACTGCAACCATATTGATGGACAATACAGTAATTAGACCATCTCAAAATTTACTAATAAAGTATTTTAATAAAATTTTATCTTTTAATGATATTTCACTAAAATTATATTTTAAAACTCTTCAACCATTAGATGCNAATAATGAATTAACTGTTACTGAAAAATCAAATACAATTATTGATGGCATTAATTCACTTTCACCATTAGTTGCTAACAAGGTGCTAGAATCTATGACTGAAGATGAAATTCGTTCATTAGTTGGTTTAAAAGGAGTTATTAAAGCACAACCAGTAGAAGATATTACACAACCAGCAAACAGTGATATAGATTTATTGCAATTTAGTATTGATGAAGATTTAAGCGATTATGAATTAATTGAAAGTTCACCAGTAGACTATGACCAAGAAGCAAGTTTAGATGAGCAAATGAATAAATTAAATGCTACTTATTTAGCAAGTGCATCAACTGGAACTGCAAGAACCAAAAGTCCATCAGAACAAGACAGTCCTTTATACATTACTCGTTACAGATATGGAGGTAATGAAAATCCAGAAAGAGAATTTTGTAAAAAAATGATGAAAGCTAATAAGCTATACAGAAAAGAGGATATTGAAAATATGAGTCAGCAAGTTGTAAATCCCGGATTTGGTATGTCTCCAAACCCTAATGCACCGTATGATATATTCCTTTGGAAAGGTGGTGGCTTGTTAAGTGATGCTTTTCCAAACGGAACTTGCAAACATTTTTGGATTCGTGAAATGTATAGAAGAATAGGCAAAGGTAAGAATACACAAGCACAACCATCTACACCAGCTGATGTAAGAAGAGCTGGAGAGATAGCACCAACTAACGATAAAAGAGGTTATATTGCACCTCACGATATGAAATAATTATGGCAACTACTCTATTCATAACACCAAATGATTTAAAGCAAAATACTATCCTTAACGGGAACGTAGATACAGACCTATTTCTAAATTTTATAAAGATTGCACAACAAATGCATATCCAAAATTATCTAGGTACACAACTTTACAATGCTATCACAACTAAAATAACAAATAATACTTTAGCTGGAGATTATTTAGATTTGGTTACAGATTATATCCAACCAATGCTTATACATTATTCTTTAGTAGATTATTTACCTTTCGCAAATTACCAGATTCGTAATGGTGGAGTATTCAAACATCGTAGTGAAAATTCAGAAAGCACGACAAAAGAAGAGTTAGATTTGCTAGTTCAAAAACACCGAACTTTTGCAGATTTTTACACGCAAAGATTTGTTGATTATATGGGAATTTATGCTAGTAGTATGTTCCCAGAGTATTGGCAAAATATGAATGCTGATATGTTTCCCGATAGAAAACCGTCTCCAGTCAGTTGGGTGCTATAAATTTTATTTAAATGAATACAGAAGCTAAAATAAATAAAATCAAAAATTGTGATTTTGAAGATAAGCAAGAAAAATTGAACATAAAAAAAATATATAAAATTAAAAATTCCAACATAAAAAAATTATTGGAATTTCAAAAAAAGCAAGATTTAAAATGACTCAAGAACACATCAAAGTTATGGCAGTAAATGGTGCAACATTTGGACTATCTTTTACAAATATTGAAAATGGAATGCGAGTTTTTTTATTGATGCTTTCAATAATTTACACCGTCATAATGATATTTAAACTTTTAACAAAAAAAGACAATGCAGATAAGTAAACACCTTTCTTTTAAAGAATGTACACATTCAGCAACTGCTGATGCATTAGGAATTGTAAACAACAATCCAAATTTAGATGCTATTGAAAATATGAAACTATTAGCAGAAAAGGTATTTGAGCCAATTAGAGAGCATTTTAAGACACCAATTTATGTAGTTAGTGTATGGAGAGGAATACCTCTAAATGTTGCAGTAGGAGGTAGTTCTACAAGTCAGCATTGTGCTGGTCAAGCTATGGATATTGATATGTCTGGAAAAAAACCAAACAACAAAGAAGTTTTTGAATACATAAAAAAGAATTTAGACTTTGACCAGTTAATTTGGGAATTTGGAAATGACAAAGAGCCAGATTGGATTCACGTTTCTTACTCTAAAACTAAAAACAGAAAACAAATATTAAAAGCAAAACGAAATGAATTTAAAAAAACATATTATGAGAATTTTAAATAAAATTAAAATGTCAGATTTAGATAAAATACCAGACCCGATAAAAAATTCTTTAGACCAAGTTGCACAAGATTATGCAAGTTCTACTCACACAACTAATGCTGGATTTTTTTTAAGATTGATTTGCAAAATTATAAAGCCATCTACAATTATAAAAATGTTTGCACACAAGTTGAGCAAGTAAATTTAATTTAAGCATCAAAATCTTGCTTTTAAGCAATTAATTTTAGTTTCAAGTATATTTGTGTATTACTGATATAATTCTGTCCTTAAAACGTATATTTTGCAATTTTTAATTTTTGTAATTTTTTTTTCTTTATATACTATTATA